GCATGCTGCCACCACCGCCCGGTGCTCCGCCGCCAATGCCGCCCGGCAGCCTGCTTGGCCAGTCCGCGCAGTCGTTCGGACCACCGCCGATGCCGCAGATCCCCGGACTGGTGCCACAGGGCATGCGCCCCGCCGGCATGCAGCTCGGCGCCGAGCAGGTGCTGGCCTATCTGCTGCCGCCCAAGGACAGCGAGGCGGACACCGACACTGACGACCAACTGCCGGCCGGGCTTCGCAAGTATGCGGCAGGGTTGCGGCCCGCTACTCGGCCGGATGGTGTCGCTTGGCAAACCGAGGTCATCTTTGAACGCCTCGGCAAGACGGACGAGGAGATTACCTCAGTTGCGCGGTATTACTTCAAGATCGCGCAGAACTACGACCAATACTTAAGCCGCGAGCGTATTACTGCGAGCCAATACTATGCCGGCCGGCCGTTCGGTGATGAGGCCACGGGCCGGTCCCAAATCGTCCTCACGGTCGTCAGGGACACCATCCGGCAGACGCTGCCTAGCCTGCTGCGGCTGTTCACGGCCGTTGAAGATCCGGTGTCGTTCGAGCCGATCAGCAGCGAGATCACCGGCAATGACCAGTTGGCCACCACCCTGGCGCGGCAGGCGACGGACTACTGCCGCTGGGCGCTGTTCACCGCCAACAAGGGGTGGACGGTGTTGCACGACGCGCTGCTCGATGCGCTGACCCGCAAGGCCGGTTGGGTGCGCTGGTACTGGGGCAAGCGACAGCAAATCCGCACCGAGGTGTGCGAGGGGCTGCTACTGCCGCAGTTGCAGATGCTGCTTGCCGAACCCGGCATCGAGGCGCAGCGCATCGTGCGCCGGCCGATGCTGCAGCGCGAGCAGGAGGCGTTGGCCAAGACGCCGGACGGGCAGATGTATCTCTCGCAGGGCGCCCCGGCGGAATACTGGTCGGCGACTATCACCCGCAGCGCCCAACAATCGTGGCCGGTGATCGAGGCGGTGGCGGCGGAGTGCGTCTGGGTAGTCGCTGACGCCGCCACCGTCGAGGGCGCGCGTGCGGTGTTCCATGTGCGGGATGTCGCGGCCAGCGATCTGATCGAGATGGGGCTGCCCGAGGACAAGGTGTTGGCACATCGTGATTCGATGATGCGCACCCGGCAGCGGCAGGAGATCATCGCGCGGGACTATGCGCAGGGTTACAACATCAAGGGCGCGCCGCCGAACGACAGATCCATGGGTATCGTGCGCTATGCCGAGGGTTGGATCAGGTGCGACACCGATGGCGACAACCGTGCCGAGCTGATCCATGTGCATATGCTGGGCGACGCCTCGACGCTGGTGCAGTGGGAGCGCTGCGACGAGATCCCGTTGGCGTGCTTCACGCCCTATCGTGAGCCGGGACGGATTATCGGCAGCAGCCAGGCCGATATGGTCATGGACCTGCAGCGGGTGGAATCCCGCGTTATGCGTGCGGTGCTGGATTCGCTGGGTCAGGCGATGTTCCCGCGCACGGCTGTCGTCATTGGGCAAGCGAATTTAGCGGACGTACGCCAGACGGCGATCGGCTCGATAATTCGGGTGGCCCAACAGGGCGCGGTGGCGGAACTGGTCAAGCCGTTCGCCGGCAAGGAAGCGCTGCCGGTGATGGACGTGCTGGAGGCCATCAGGGAAAGCCGCACAGGCATTACCAGAGCCAGTGCCGGGCTGACGGTGGACGAGTTGCAGTCCACCTCGCCGGTGGCGGTGAGCCAGCAGAGCAGCGCCGCGCAGGACCGCTTGGACATGGTGGCGAGGACCTTGGCCGAAACCGGCCTGGCACCGCTCTATGCCGGCATTCTGCGTATGATGGCGCGTCAGCAGGACCGGCCGAACGTGGTGCGTATCCGGGGCGAGTGGATCTCGATCGACCCACGGGCGCTGGCGACGATGTGGGAGACCTCCATCAACGTCGGTGGCAAGGGCATGCCGCATGAGCGGCTGGCGATGTTGCAGGCGATTGCCCAGAAGCAGGAACAGATCATGCAGGTGGGCGGGATGGACAACCCGCTGTCGGGGATTCCCGAGTATCGCAATACGCTCGCGCGCATGCTGGAGACGGTCTCCATCTCAGACGTGAGCAGCTATTTCAAGGCGCTGCCGCCGGGATTCAAGCCGCCGCCGGCACCGCAGCAGCCCAACACCGATATGCTGCTGGCGCAGGTGCAGCAATCCAAGACCGCCGCCGATATCGAGGGCGACCGCGCGAAGCAACAGACCGACCGAGCGCGGCTGCTCATGGAGGACGACCGCGAGCGTGACAAGGCGGCGCTCGATGCTTGGTCCAAGACCTGGGTGGCCGCCGCGCAGTTCGGCACGCCGGCCCCGAGTTATGACGAGTTCAAGCAGGCGATGCAGAGCAAGGTGCCGGCAGTCGGGCTGCTGTCCAGTACGCCCAGTCCGATGTCGCCGCAGCCGCCGGCTGTGGGAGCGCCGCCATCACAGCCGCAGGGGCCGCCCCGGCCGCCGCAGCCGATGATGCCGCCGCCGGGCGGTGGAATGGCGCCACCGCCGCAGCCACGCCCGTCACCGTCGCCTGGTGGTGGGATGGACCCTGCCACGCAGGCGGCGATCAAGAGCGCGCTGATCGGCGGACGTGGGCCACCGAGCGCTTACGGCATGCTGACGCAGCGTGCGGCCATGTCGCCGCTGATGGGACCGGGCGGGCCGCCGCTGCCTATGCCGGGAGGCGGCGCCAATGCCGGATGATCTTCGCCCGCTGACGGAGGGTGAGCGCGAGAGGATCGTGCAACTGTTCCTTCGCAAGAAGTGGCGGAAGCTGCGCAAGTTCGCGAAACAGCTAGATCGCAACCGAGTGTCACCATCTCCGGATGCCGCATCCACGATACTAGCCGAATGGCTTGTGAAAGAGTTGAACCGCCCGGATTTCGTGCCGGAAGGACTGCAGGACGACCTTGCCCCGGTAATGCGTTTGGTGACGGCCAATGCCGCAACTCACAACTGACCAGATCATCGCCGCCGAGGGCGCGAAGCGGCTGCTGTCGGACAAGATCTTCAACGACGTGCTCAACACGCTGATCGAGGACGCCACGACGAAGGCGATCATCGCCGATGACGTGGTGCAGCGCGAAGCCAACCGGCAGATGGTGCTGGCACTGGGGCGGTTTCGCGGCGCGCTGGAGGCGGCGGTGGATTACGTCGATGCGGCGCGCGACGAAGCCGAGCGCGTCAAGGCGTTCGAGTGATGCCGTCGCTGCTCGATCCTGACCAGACGACACCCGACGCTGGGGCGGGGCTGCTGGGGATTGGCCGGCCGCAGATCGCGCCGCCTGATCCCGGTGCTGTCAGCCAGGCCGATGCACTGGCGCAGACCTATCAGGCGATCACCGCCGAGATAGCGCGGCAGCAGCAGATCAGCGCGGATCGCGGGCTGTGGGCCGATGGTCGTCCAACGGCAGCAGGCATGACCGATGCGGCGCAGAAATACGCTCAAGGGCTGCTGTTCGGCACCACGGCACCGGGGTTCAAGGCGTATCACGGCAGTCCGGCAGATTTCGAGCGGTTCGATGCGCACTTCTTGCATCCTGACGAGGCCGGCCATTACTTCGCGCAGGACGAGCGACTGGCACAGGATTATGCCGGGCGCTCAAAAGCCGATCCCACAGCCGGCCATATGTACGAGGTTAACATCAAGGCTGATCCGGCGAGTTTCCTCGATTACGGCAGCCTCAGCGCGAAGGATCAGGCGGCGCTGAATGATCCGGGCGCTATGGAAAAGCTGCGGGCGGCCGGCGTTCCTGGCATCAGTCTCCCTGACAGGACGCATGTGGTTTTCAACGACGCCACCATCGAAATCCTGCGCAAGTACGGCATTGCCGGCCTGATGGCAGGCGGTGGTGCGGCAGCAACCCAGCAACCGAGCCAATGACCCATGAGTGAATCTACCTCCGCACCCGCCGGCCCGGCTGAAGGCGGCGGCGAAAGCTCCCCGCCGCCGGCATCGCAGCCCGCCATCTCCGTCTCCGAGGCCGCCCGGCTGCTCAGTCAGCAGCGCCGCCAACAGGGCGCACCAGAGTCCACAGCACCCGAGCGCAGGCCAGCGCCCAACGACGCCATTGCGGGCGCTCAGAAGCCTGCTGAGGCACCCAAGGCACCTGACGCGGCACCCAAGGCCGAGACCGGCCTCAGTGCCATGGAGCGCGCCCTGGGCGTGCCTGGTGTGGCCGTGCCGCCAGGGACAGCGCCGCTCGAACAGACGACCACCGACATGGCGGCCGCCGTCGAGATTGAGGGGCAGCGCTACACCACGCAGCAACTGCGCGAGGCGGTGCTGAAGTCGGCGGACTACACGAAAAAGAGCCAGGAACTTGCGGACCAGCGTCGCTCCCTCGCCGCACAGCAGGAAGCCCTGGCCACCGTGCTGCCGTATATCCAGCCGGAACTGCAGCGACTTGCTCAGACGGTGCAGGGCGTGGCACGGCCTGACGTGGCGCTGCTGCAGTCTGACCCGCAACGCTACCTGCAGGAACTGGCACAATACGAGGCGTCGCGCGAGGAGCAGGGCCGCCTCGGCAACCTCACCGCGCTGCAGCAGCAGGCGCACGAGAGAGCCATGGCGCAGCAGGTGGCAGCGGCCAATGAGCAACTGGCCAAGGAATTTCCCTTCTGGAGCGACCCGACCGAGCGGGCGCAGGCGCAGCGGCAGATCGTGGAATGGGCCACCACCAAGGGCGGCTTCACCCAGGACGAGTTGCGTGGCCTGACCAGCGCTCACCATTTACGCACGATGATGAAAGCCGCGATGTTCGATCGCTGGGTGGATGGCGCCAAGACCGCAGCACCGGCCACACGGCTACAGGCGCCTGTGCGTGGCGCACCACCGCCGCCGGCACCCACCGAGCGCGTTCAGGTCGCCGAACAGGCGTTCGATGCCAAGGCCAACGTGCGCAATGCAGCGGCACTGCTGGCGGCGCGTCGGGCCAATGGTGCGATGCCGCGTTGACGACATCCTGATTCGTCTAGTAGTCTAGACACCGATGCGCGCCGGAGTGCTTGCACCAACCGCTCGCGCATGCCGTGCCGCGCTAATGCCGACCGCCGCTCGCCCTCGGGAGTGCTAGGCACCAACCCGAGCCAGCCCGCCGCGATCCATTGCGAACCAACCCAATAGGTTCAACCGCACGGCGACGCGCCATAGCAGCGTCCCGTGCTGCAATGGAGATGCGGCATGGCCGTAGGAGCACAAGGCGCAGCCCCCGCCGGAACGTACGTAGAAACGGCGGCAGTCGGCGTGAAAGAAGATCTGCGCGACATCATCGAGCGCATCGACCCGGACGAAACTCCGCTCTATTCCGCGCTGCCCTCGGTGGACGCCCAGCAGGTGCTCACCGAATTTCTGGTGCAGGAGCTTAAT